CTATAATTTGGTTTTCATTATCAATTGTGAACGTTCCCTCAGAACCTTCATTTATTTCCCATCCACCATGATTTTGTTCCAAAATGTTGTATAACTTACTTTCCCAAACCGCTGTAAATTCATCATGTTTGTCATCAGTATCATTGATTAGACCAACGTCATCAATATAACCTGAATCACCACCACCGCTAAAATTAACTCTAATTTTAAGTTTACCATCTTCTTTCCACTGAACCATATCCTCAAGTAATTCCTTTTCGTCAATTTCAAACTCTTGGTAATACGATTCATAACCCATAGTTTGAATATTTTCTTCAATTATTAAAGTTTTGTCTGTTGTTGAATACTCACATGACACCGTTGCTCTAGAATCACCATCACCTTCTAATGAATCTAAAACTTCATCTTTAATAGAATCAAAAAAATTATCTAAAAAATCAAATAATTTATTAGGTATAATATCATAAGCACCACCTTTATTAGTCCAAGGTGAAAAGTGATAATCAACATTTCCATCATAATCAACATAAAAGTCATTACTCATACGAGTAACACCATTACTTAATAGGATATAATGTAAAAGTTTAAAATTTTTTATAGTTTCAGGGTTATTTAATAATTCTTCCATAACAATAAATATCAATCATTAATTTCTAACTTCATCGTTTTAATCATCCATAAAGGTCTTTGTTTATTTTCTAATGCTAACACCCATTCTTTTCCAGACGGAATATATCCGTTACAATCTTCCATTACATGTTGTTCACCGACATAACGGGTATATACAGTTTTTCCATCACTATTTTTGAATTCAGGACCAAACTTTTGTTCCATTTCAAAGATACCCTCTGAATGATGTCTCCATATTCTGTGTAATGAATGTCCATACCATGATTTCGTATTATCAAACCATTCATGAATTTCAATATAATCTTCCCATTTTCCTCCGAATTTTTTTGCTGAGGATTTAGCGTGTACGATTGGATGTGGCATAATTTAGTGTTCTATAGATGTTGTTAATATATAATCCTCAGGAAGTGAAAGACTTTTGATAGTATGTAGGATAAGAATTTCCAGGCCTTCCGGAAAAAGTTCAATAGCATATTCATAATTTGATGGGTATAATTTTACTGATAAAATGTTTTTTTTCTGACTAATTGAATGAGAAAATTCCGTAACTTTGATTTCAGAATTTTCACCAAACCATTGGTCGATGTCTTGTTTGTTTGTTTTATTTAAGACTTTTTCAAAAAAACTCTTTTTCATAATTATATATACAAAAGAAATATAAGATATTTATTGTTAATATGAAAGTAAATTTATATGATAAATCTAGTGGACTTAGTTCTGAGCAGATAAATGTTATTCAGGACTTCTTGAGATTTTGTCAAAAAAACTCTCCACTTAAGAAAGACGTTGACATCCAACTTCTTGGTGAACGTTTTGGTAAGATGACTACAGGTAGTGAAATACTTGGTAGAATTAAAGTTCTTGCTGGTGGAAGAATGTTAATTGACATTTTAAGAACTATTGCTCACGAGTGGGTTCATGAGTTTGCTCGTCAAAGAAATATCAAATTGCAAGGGTTTAACACCGTTTCTCAAGAAAACTTTGCAAATTCTGAAGCAGGGATTATGATACGTATGTATGAAAAAAGTAATCCACAATTAACTGCGTTGTTGTATAATTAAGAAAGATTATGTATATTTGTCCTATGGATAGGGACTTTCAATGGATACGTAAGGTAATTGGTTCGATTACCCACTTTGGACAAATTCAATCTGCCGAAAATTTGATTGATTTATATGTTAAAAAGTATGAAGAATCTGAAGAATTAACACAATATTCTTTGGACTTTGAATGTAGTATTGTTTCCTTAAAGAAAAATTTAATTGGTAAAAAAGCAATTCTTGAACTATGAAAGAAAAAATAAGTGATTTTATTTGGAAATATTTTAGAAATCCCGTTAGAAACTTTTCTACATCTGTTGGTAATCTAATCAAGTGGTTTCCTGTGATTTGGAAAGACAGAGATTGGGATGACCATTATATTTTTGAGGTATTCAAGTTCAAGTTAGAGAAACAGGCTAAGTACATTAAAGAAAAAGGATTTCACACTAATTCAGACCTTGATTCTAAACGAATGATGTTGTGTGTCAAATTGATGGAAAAAGTTCAGGAAGAGTTTTATACAATGGAATATATGGACTATGAGGACAAAGATTTTTTCTTTGTTCCGACAGGTGATGATATTGAAGATGTATTGGGTGGTTATTATATGGAGACACGTTTGAAAAAAGAAAACTTAAATGACTTTTTCAAAAAATATCCATTGGTGTATAAGAAAATTGTTACCGATAAAAAGTATCATATTTTTAAAATGGACAACGAGGACTTAACTTCATACGAGGTTAAATCAAGAATCGCTTTGAATATCGGAAGATACAATCACGAAAGGGCAAGAAAGTTACTTTTCAAAATCTTGAGTGAGAATATTGAACGTTGGTGGAATTAACCGTTAATCTCTTCTTCAGTAGTTTCTGTAACTTCTTCTACCGTAGGTTCCTCTGTCTTATCTTTTGATTTTCTATAACCTAAAAGAGTTGCTCCAATACCAACAAGGACTACTGATTGTGTAATAACGTCAATATCCTTGTTTAAAAACATTTTATCCACACAACCCATGAAGAATGTCAAACCTCCAATAAAGACGATGTAAAGACCCGCCGTTCCACTTCCTGATGTCTTCCCTGAACTATTGGAAGTCATCTCTGCGAATGAAAACTGTTTGATGTTTCCGATTTGTTTTTTAATATATTCTTTCATCTTTTACCTCCCTTGACCTTTATAAGGTTTTTTGTAATTCTTACTTGTTTTATTGGATGTAAACTTCTTTGAAGATTTACCTGATTTCTTAACTCCGAATGATAACTTCGTTGAACCTGTTGATTTAGCTGCCATTATTTCATTTATTTAGCAATAAGTATATACGTTTTTTAAAATGACATATATTTATTAATAAAAATTATATTATGAAAAAACTATTTGAAATTTCTTCGGAAGAAAAACAAAGAATATTGGAAATGCATGAAAGTGCCACCAAGAGAAATTATTTAAGTGAACTAGACACAACACAAGCAACTACTAAACCAGTTAAAACAACACAAATTATACCAGGTGCGGAATCAGTTGAATCTTTTATTATACCAAGAGATTTTTGTAAAGTTCAATATGGGATTGATTTACAAAAAATTATTGATGAATATAGACAAGGTATCACTCAAGGATATTTGATTGGTAAAGATAAACCATATTTATGGTCTGTTGAACAAGATGATTCCAAATTCGTACAATTTCAGATTAACGAATTATTTAAAACAGGTAATTTGGACCGAGTACAAACGGTGACTTATTACAAAGATTCAAAATCATGGGGACAACAATATTTACGTCCAGATTCCGAAAAAGTTAATAACGATAAAGTTACTGACGAATATTGGAAACCTACATTTTTTTGGAGAGGAATAGTTAACGATTTATCTCAAATAACGAATTCTTTAGTGTTAACTAGATTTCTTCAGGCTAGTAAACAAATGAATCAACCATATAATTTAAAAGATATGATAAATAAAAAATCGCAATTGTATGTAAATCCTGAAAGTGATATTAGTCAACAAACAATAGACAATATAAAATCATCTTTAGTATATAAGACTCTTGCAACTTAATTATTTTTATTGTAAAATTGAGTATGTGAGGGTATCTACAAAAAATACAAATCCTGATTGAGTTTCTAATAACACTATTGTATTATATTGATTATCATTTAGGGTCTCAACAATTTGAATTGATTTATATTTACCACCATAAAGATTAATTTTTGAAAAACCAATTACTTTAAAATTAAGTTCTGAAAGCATAGAATTTGTAAAAGTTTCATCACCTAAAAAAACAAGTGACTCTGAAAATACCCCCCAATCTACTGAAGGGGTATTTTTTGTTGGGGAAAAATCAAACTCGTATTTACTAAAATATTTGTTATGTTTTTTAACACTTCTTTCAAATGGTCCATCAGAGTAAATTGGTTCAGTCCCATTTCTTTGTGGAATTGGTACATATGGTATGTCTAAAGAATCTAAAACAAATTGTGACTCGTAGTTAGGAAAAAAATATTTTGATTCCTGAGCATTGGATACCAAACCAACCATCACTAAAACAAGAGAAAGGAATAAGTTTTTCATAGGACTTGATTATTTAATTATTTCTACAAATATACACAAAATATTCGTCTACACAAACATATTTATAAATAAAATATTTTATTATGGCAAAAATAGTTAGACTAACTGAAAATGATTTAGTTAAAATAATCAAAAAAGTTCTATCTGAACAAGAGACTCAACCAACAACTCAACCTACTGGAACAACTCAAACTACGACACAAACTACAACTCAAAGTCCTGATTTATCTAATTTAGGTATAAAAACACTTAATGGTGGTGTTAAAGTCGTTGAGGTTCCTCAAAAACAAAGTCGTAATATAGAAGAAATTGCCAAACAAACTGGTGATAAAGTTTATGGTGTGGGTAAATATGAGATAATGAGTGACGTGGGTGGAAATTATCCAGGAATGCTTGTAGTTAAAAAAGAGGCGTATCAAAAATTATTATCAGACAAAGGTATTACTGTTGTGGAAGGGGAACATTGTTCTGAACCAAAATGGACAGGTAAAAAAGATAAAAATAATCCTACCGGTTGGGTATACACATTTAAGGCAGGTAATGATTCTTCTAATTACGTTGTTAAACCATTACCATGGAATTTATTTAATAAAATACTTAATGAAAGAGGAACACCAGGATGTCCTGACGATAGAGTGAATAGGCACATTCATCCTAAAGTTAAAGGGGATTATTCAGGAGGTAATTTTATGGACTCTGATTACAGTCAAGCCTCAAAGAATTTCTTTGATAACCCGAATTCAAATCAAGCTATGAATGCTTTTTGTAGTGGTTTAAAGCCTACAAGTTTTTATCGTATAAATGGTTTTCCAGGTGTATCGGCAAAATGTCCTGTATTTGTTGATGGTAACGAAGATATGGAACGGGCATTTTCTACAAATGATTATATAAGGATTCAAACTATCTAATTAAAAAACCCTCTAACGAGGGTTTTTCTTTTTACATTTAACATCAAAACACATGTAACCTTCAGTGGTTTCATTATTAATGTCATACTCAACTAACATATTAACTGATTTATTATCATTTTTGTAAACGACTACAACACCTTTAAAACCTTTAGTATCGACACATTCAAAAGAAACTAAAATATCGTTTGATGGATTTTTGAATACCTCAGTGATTACAAAATTAAACACCACACCCTCACCATTTTTCATAGTTAAAGATTTATTGTCGACATCAATAGTGTAAACAACTTCCCCCTGACCAAGAGTAGTGTATGTAATTAAACCATTTTCCAATGATGGAATAAAATTAACTTCTTTTGGGTGTTGGAATTTTTGAATAGTATCAGTTTTTACAACAAATACTTGTGAGTTAGCCACCAAACCAACCATCACTAAAACAAAAGAAAGAAATAAGTTTTTCATAGGACTTGATTATTTAATTATTAATACAAATATACACAAAATATTCCTCCACACAAATATATTTATAAATAAAGTGAACTTTGTTCATAAACTTTAAACCCACGTTAATGGATAATGACAAAAATGAAACGAATTCTAAAGGAAAATGTTGCCACTTACTGCCTTATGCTCGCAATGTTTTTCAACCCACTAGGATTCGACATAATGTTCAAAGCAATTCTGGATTACACAAGTTCTTATTGGATTACCACAGGAATTTTTTATTGTATATCGGGATTGTTCTTTGGGTTGTATTTCTTATTACGAAGTAAAAAATGAATATCAAAAAACTTATCAAAAAAGTTCTTACAGAATCGGTGGAAAAACCACTTATTTCAGAACACCTTAATTATCATATAACAAATGAAGTACCATTGAATGATAATATCTTCAGATTTGGTTCAGAAGAGTTCTTTAATGTTATTAACGAAGCTCGTGAGTTGTATTACGAAGGAATGGTTGAGTTAAATGAAGATGATGTTGAACTTATTGAATCTGATTTTGGAACACAGGTTAGATTATCAAGTGGTAGAGTTATTTACTTGGATACTCCTATGGAAGAATCATTTATTTCTGAGGCGGAACATAATGGTAAGAAAGTTGAACTTGGTAAACCAAGAAGAAACAGTGGTGGTGGAAAAAAATACGTTGTTTATGTTAAAAACCCATCGACAGGTAGAGTTAAAAAGATTTCATTTGGTGATGTTAAAGGTGGATTAACCGCTAAGGTATCTAATCCTAAAGCTCGTAAATCATTTGCCGCAAGACATCAGTGTTCTAAAAAGAAAGATAGATTAACTGCGGGGTACTGGGCATGTAGACTCAATCGCTTTGGTTACCTCTGGGGAGGTAAAACTTATCCAGGATTTTGGTAATATGAAACCGTATAAAGATAGAAAACTAACAGAAACTTCAAAGATTAGAGTTTTTAAATCCAATGTTGATAGTGGTGAACTACAATGGCATCGTGATAGAGAAGATAGATTGGTTGAAGTGGTACAAGGTGATGGATGGAAATTTCAAATGGATAATCAACTACCTATAGAGTTAACTGAAGGACAAGTATTATTAATCCCTGAAGGAACTTACCACAGAATATTCAGAGGAACGTCTGATTTGGAATTAAAGATTGATTTTATTTAGTAATTCTATCAACGATTAAATCCATAAGTCGTTTTAAGAAATTACCCGAAATTGTTATTAATCCAAATGCCGATAATGATTTAACCAACATTTCAGTATCTTTCATATCCCATATACCTTCAGAGACAGCGTCATATATCATTGGTATAATTGGAACCAAGAATGCATAACTTAACATATTTGTCACACTGAATGCTGATAAATTCAAACTCTTTAAAAAACCTGCCAAAACAGTTTTAAGTTGATTAGCTTTAATTGCTCCCAATTTAAATGGTTCTTCAAGTCCGTCTTCTTTAATCTTTTTAATAATTGATTTGGTAAAACTTCTTTCCTGAAAGAATATTACTGAAGCAATACCCGCAGCAATCAATGATGAATCTTTTTCTGTTAACTCTGGTACCTGTCCATTTAACCATTGCATAATTGGTCCCATAAACCCTCCAATTGCCGCACCCCATGTAAGCATCATCTTTAAGTTTATTGAAGCATGTGATTTAGTGTCTTCAACAATCTTTTTAGTTAGTTCAACACCATCTTCTTGAACTTCTTTAATCCTATCATTTATTGATTCAAGGATAATTTGCTTTTGAGATTCTTTAATTATATATTTCATTATATTTATAAATATATGAGTAAGAAATTAAATCCTGAACTTAAACCTGATGATAGAATTGTTGTCATTGAACTATTAGGTGAACCTCAATTATCGTTTGGTGACAGAGGAACTGTTAAAGGAATTCAAAAAGGACCTGGATTTGTTCAGTATGTTGTTAAATGGGACAATGGGTCAAGTCTTTATTTATTGGATGAAGATAAATGGATGTATGAATCTGAGTTTGATGAAATGAGAGAAAGAAAAAGAAAAAAAAATATTCAGGAAAATAAATCAACTGATTTAACACTACATTCATTGTTAGTAAAACATTTCAACATGTTGTATTTAAAAAAATATCTTAATAAATTAAGAGAGACTAGTGTTGTTAATATGTTTGCAGCGGCACCATATCTTTATATAGGTAAAGAAAGATTGGCTCACGAACACAAATATAACGATACTAACGAATCGTTTGATGAGTTACTTGATATGGCCGATAAGGCTCAAGGTGAAATGGTAAACGGAGTAATCAGTATAATTGAAGACGAAAATAAAGAAGTAACCGTAGAAAGAATCAATGCTTCTTTAAGAAGATACGCTCCAAAAATTATTTCATTTTACTCAAATTACTTTTAAAGTAAAAACAAAGGATTTCTATCACCAAAGTGTCCACCTACAATATTGTAGTAGTAATATTCTAAAGCATCTTCATAAGACATATCTTTTTGTAATGACTCAAGTATTTTGTCACGTGAATAAAGTATTCTCACTCC